GATTTCTGGTCAAAGGTGTTAAAGGCCCGCACTCGGATGTTGTAGATGATACCATCCAGAACAGGCTTGATGACGTACTGAGTGGTAGGCTCCCTGACTGTGATACCGGCGAACTTTACAGTGTTCCGCTCTGGTGAAGCCAACAGTTGCGCTCTGAAGGCCTCCTCATCTAGGCCAGAACCACCGCCAGTGTTGTAGAAATCAAAACCGTCTTGGTCAGGTTGACGGAATAGAATCTCGATATAGCCCTTGTAGATAAACTGTTCACGGGTCGTTACCGCACTTGCTTCAGCTACAATTCCGCCATTTGCTGCGTAATTTATCGAATCGTTGACGGTCCACTCAAGTTCATATCGGCTTGCGCTTGGCGAAGAATCCCAATCCACCAAGATGCCATTCACAAACGTACCGTCAGCCGCAATGACGCCATAAGCAGAAGCTGTAAGGTTTGATACAGGGTCAGGCGTGAGCGCCAATGTCGTATCATTACCAATGATGTCTTCTTCTTCAGCATCCCAATCAAACGCGGCCTCAGAAGTCTCCCTGAGCGTAAGAGTGACGCGCAGGTCTCCAGCATCGCCATTGGCTCCAAAGCGCCATCCGACAACTTCAAATTCCTTGGCGGTCCAGCCGTAGCGGTCAATGGTCAAGGCGACAATCTCGCCGACCTCCACGTCAAACGCATTCAGGCCAAACTCGGCGCTGAATGTCATCTGCTCGCGCCCACGGAATAGCGTCATCTTGGCAAGACGCTGGGCGGTCGCGGCTGATGTGGTAAACGGCAGGTCTAGGTCTAGCGTTTGCTCAACCTCGCCGTCCTGCGTCTTGAATGCAGCCGACTCAATAGGCGGGTAATCAGCCGCGATATATCTCTGATTGGCGTCTGAGAATACACCCTGAACGCGGTTGAATTGGTCGCGCAAGTTTACGCGGGTTTGCAGGCTGATTTCTGAGCGAAGATCATCAAGCGTGAATGTCTTAGTCGGAGCGTTGTATTCACCAGGTTGCAGCTTCCATTTGCCCGCACCCCAGAACAGAGTGCCCGCGCATGACTTGACCATCTCTTGCAGTACATCGCCATAAGATTGGTCTGCCCTGACGACGCCGTTCATCGTGTAGCGGCTCTCAGTGCCGCCTGCATCAAGCGTGACAGCCTCATCGCAAGTATTCGCAGCGGCTTGGAATACCGTGTCATCGACTTCTGGATCGTTCAGGCCGTAGGCACTTGTCAGGAAGTCTCGGATACACAGGGCGGCATTGTTGGAGTAGGCCGTTGTGGATGTGCGGGGGTCAAAGACCTTCTTGCCTCTAATCTTAGCAGTGATGACCGGAATGCCGTTCTGAAAGACCCCAGAGGCATAGCCAAACCGGACAAACAGATACGCGATGTTATTGCCGACGAATGATGCCTTAGTCGGCTGGTCTACGCCTCCGAAGTTCTGGCTGTCCTCATCGGATGATCCGGTGTCAAAGAATACGCTATCTAGGGTTTCAACACTTGAATTGGCAAACGTGTCGGTTATCGCCGTCTGGTCACCCAAGTGGTAGAAAATGCGGATTTCGTGTTCGTCTGGGTCATCTGACCAGTTGCGGTTCGTTACCCAACCAGCGCCAGAGCGACGGCTATTTGAGTAGGCGTCATTGGAGAGGACGGCCACCTCATCATTGATGTAGATTTCCTCGACGCTTTCAATCTCATGCGCAGCGAGTGCGATGACCTGATATAGAACCGACCCACCTCGGGTCGTTTCCAGATAGGTGATTGTCCCTCCCTTGCGGGTTTCGCCATAGACAAACTCTTGAGGCCCAGCAGGGTCTCTGGCGTTGACCAGCAGGCTTTGCTTTGGGCTTGGCGGAATAGGCGTCAGGGCGCTGATGATGGCGTTGGTGGCAACAGTGATAGCCAAGTTTACAGCTGCAACGGCTGCTGTGTATGCGAATGTACCAGCCTCAACAGCGAAAAGAGCAACCGCAATTGCCTCAGCCCTTGGAGCATTGCTCCACGAGTTCCGATCCCGCAGGACGTTAAATGGTTCGCCTTGCTTCATGCCCTAATCCACGCTTTGTCGATGGTTTCAATTGGATGATACACGAGACCGTGCCTTGATACAAAGGCCGCTTTGATACCAACAGAGATGCCCATCGCGCTTCCGATAGCCCAGCGCCTTGCCTTCTTTGTCGTCACCAAAGACCCGCGCGGTGGAATGCCCTCAATGCGATGAAGGCGCTTGTCCACGGCCTCTGTGAATGTCCGATAGCCAAACTCGGCCTGCAACTCTTGGCGTTTAAGAGGGAAGCCATCCCGCATATACCGCCCCAGCCAATCCTCGGCCCAGCCTTCGCCATACATCTCTCGGAACGCCTGATTGGTAAATATCAGGCAATCGTGTTCACCCCATTTGAACGGGATGTCGCGCACAGCCTTGAGATAGCCCGCCAGCTTATTTGGGTTGAAATCTGACACCTTTATCCTGAATCTGCGCCACGAAGTCAAAGAACGTGTCGGTAGGGTATCGGGTTTTATGGCTCAGGGATGTGTAGCGGCGGTTGGATGCCCGCTCCAACTCAACCAACTTACTGTCAACGGTCACGCTGATAGTTCCGCTGTCTGGCCCGTCCTCGATAATCATCTGGTTCAGCGAACCAGAGAACACCTCCACGAAGTCAGAGACGCCGCGAACGCCCCAGAGAACGCGCACCTTGCGCCTCTGGTAAGGCTCTTGCAGGGCAAGCGAAACAACGCTGGATGGCATACCATTAAGCGTCAGAGTGATGTTCTTGGCAGAAAGGTCGGCAACTTCCTCAAGACCGCTGATTGCGACAAGATTGCCGCCGCCTGTGTAGGTGTTGCCGCCAATCGTGCGGTCGCCGTATCCAGTCCAAAGCCGCAAGGGTCCGCTGTCTAAGTCAATCTCAACTGCATAGAACGGCTCGACTTCCGGCTGGGCCAGGGCGGTCAAAATGTCTGTTGGTACAGTGCGAGACATTAGATGGCCTCTCTGGCTGAGAAGGTGATGCCGTATGTGCTCGCCTCGGTAACAGACCAAGCCTGCTCATTGCTCGACAGTCTGAAAAGGCCCCTGGCATTTCTCAATGTAGCCAGAACGTCTGTTCTGTTCTTGCGAAGTGCAGGCCATATTTCCAATGTGCCTGGGCCAGATTGGTCCTGCAAAACCTTGTGCAGGGTTGCATCAGATCCTGAGCCAAGTTGGATATAATCACCCGCCAGCAAGCTGCCCCCCATTGTGACAGTGACACTTCCAGAACCAGCCGAGCCGGTGACCCTGACGGATACTGCCGAACCGCGCGGCGCTGTGCATGTCGGATTGCCGAGAAGAAAAGTCCCATACTGTCCGCGCAATGAAAGCAAGAATCCAAGCCACGTTTCGGCGTCTGCAATCCGCATTGCCGGAAGAGTAATATCGGCAAGCCACATCTGCCCAGAATAAGCATGGGCCTGCCCAGCAAACGTAAATGGCGAGGCACTATAGGCCACCGCATTGATTGCCCGCAACTCAATGCTGCGCACTCCCGTATGGCTTGGAAGCGTCAAGGGATATGAGATTGCCATTATGCGAATGCCCTTCCGTATGAGCCGCCACGTCGCTTGGCGTCAAGAACAGCGCCCTTTGCGCTCTCTGCAATCTGCGGCATCAGCGACTTGATTTCAGAGCGAACGGTCTGCTGAACGCCTGTGCTAACGTTAATGGTCTGGTTTACGACAACGCCTCCGCTAGACATCATGGCGTTGTTTGTTTGCGCTGGGCTGAGAATGCGTCCGTTTGTCGATGGCACGAACAGTTCGCGTCCGCTTTCGCCAGTCATATACGGTCGGCCTGCCTGCACAGAGCCACCCGATGCACGGCCAGTGATTGCCTTTGCGATTGTTCCGACAATGCCAGAACCCTCTCCCGTTGTGGCGTTGAAGCTGCCGACAAGGCGCTGAACAACAAGAACCCGGTAAAGTTCAAGGATGATTTGCTTTGCCATATCTCGGAAGGCATCTTCGGCTGTCTTTGTGCCGTCCACAATCGACATGAATGCGCTTTCCATGCTGCTCTGAAGCGTGTCGGCAATCGCTTGCTGTTCCGCCTGAATGCGCTCCATCGCCTTCTTTTCGAGTTCGTATGCCTCGATGCGGGACACTGCCCCGTCAATCGCGTCGTCGGTATATTTCTTGTCAGACCCCGCGATAGCCTCAAGCACCTGGCGACGTGCTTCAGATGCGCCTAGCAATTCTTGCTCTAAGACAATTCGCTTCATCAAATCGGCGAGGGGATCGCGCTCTGTGCCGCCACCACCGCCACCGCCACCTCTGCTTGCGCCGCTACCCGGACTCACTAATGGGACGCTTTTGCCGGGCGTTGGTGCCGGAGTAACAATGTCCTCAAGTTCAATGACGCGCCCGCCTGTCCTTCCACCGCGACCATTTTGCGGCCCATAGGTAAGCGGTGCATCATTTGCGGGAACCTCGCCGCGCATCGTCCTCAGCCAGTCTGGAATGTCACCGTCAGGGAAAAATCGGTCAATGGTCAAGCCGCTTGTCTTGGCCCATTCAGCAATGCTGTCGTAAAAGCCTTGAGCCTCTGCGGCGAGCGAAGATATTTCGGCTACAAGGCCAGAAATATGGCTGGCAACAGATACGGCAGTTTCGCCAATGGCCGTAAGTCCACCAACCATGAGGGGTATAGCTTTGTCTGCAAAATCCTCAATTTCGCCCGCGTTGTCTAAGATTGCCTGTTGCAGCTTAGTCGTGAGCGTGGTGCTTAACTCATTCATCTTTTTGTCAAGACGCGCACCAGCCGCAACAGCATCATCTCCGAGAATGCGACCAGACCTTTCAGCCTCATCGCCAAGGCGGCGCATTTCGGTGCCGTTATTTGCTAAAAGCGGAACCAGCGCCGTGGCGTCAGAGGCAAGCGCCTCCATGTAGAACGTCATCTGTTGCTGAGAAACGCCAGCCGCCTCAAGGCTGCTCACATAAAGCTGCAATGCCTCTGGCCCTGATAGCTTGGCGAATTGCTCGGCTGTCACGCCGACAAGCGGAGCGATGTTCTCAAAGAAGTCAGCCATCGGGCCAGCGCCCGTGGCCATGAAGTCGCCGAATTTGTCGTTTACATCCTTGATGATGTCGGCGAACTTT